TATTCGATTTTGGGGACTTGAACATAAGATAAATCAAAGCGACGAGTAACCGCCTCATTACAATGTAAAGAAGAGAAATGCAATCTAGATAAATTCGTAGAAGCAAATATGATTTTGGGATGAGCGTAATTTCTCGACTTATCTTCTAAAGAAGCAAAATGCAAATGATAAGGTGCAGTATTCTTAAGTCTAATAACTTCATACGCATCCATATTTGGAGAACCTACGGAATCTCTAAGCTGACCAAAGTCATCATACACTACCGCTGCATGTCGCATCTTATAACCTTCCCAATATTCATTAACTGAAGCCCTAAAGAAAAGAAAATCATTGTGGTTAGCAATGAATGCCTTCTTCTTATCTTCAGGCAACACGTTACCTAAGAGAGATAACAAAAATGGAGTAGTAACGGTGGACTTACCGACACCAGATGGACCAGCTATCAAAATAGCCAAAGGTTCAATTCGAGGTCCGTTAGCAGGATTCAAATTCCGTTCGGCGTACTGCGCCACAGGAGTAAATTTCTTTAAAAGGTAATTCAACCGCTCTTTCAGATCATGACTAACAATTTTACGTTTGTCCATAAGCAAAGATTCAATTGTGTCAACTAACATATGAACTCTATCTGCGAATTCATAATCGTCTTTAATACCATCTCTCCATTCTTGAGTTAACTCTCGAGCTTCCAATTGTATCTCCTTGACTATTGGATCAATATATCCCAAAAACGGAACTTCGATCCCAAACAAATCATTCATAAGTATGCCTATTTCACGAGCTATCGAAGAGAAGACATCAATAAAGCTTTTACCGCCCATAGCACTCTTCTTTAACTCACAAACTGTATTGAAAAATTTCTTCCAATCTCGCTCATACATGCACTCTGCAAAATGACTTTTGTACAACAAAGCTGATAACAAATATGTCGGAGCTTCCATCTGGACCTCAATGCCTTGGTCCATCTTATCTATTTCATCCATCAGATCATAAACTGTTTCAGTTTGCTCCTCAACGGATGGTTGATGAACTTCCATAAAAGACCACAATACGTGTCGCATCGGTTTGGTAAAATACACACTAATTGTTTTCAAAATACCAATGAAAAAATTGAGAGCTTCCTTGCCCAATTTAACAACATAATCAAACATTTGCTTTAAAACATCAACAAAACCAAAATTGGTCTCGTGACGTATGATAATTTCTTTCTCCAAATTTGGAAACTTAGCAACAAAAGACTGTATTGTTTGTATAAACGATTTCACCAAATCTTTAGTTTCATCATCCACACTAAAACCCATAAAGCCCTGAACTTCAATGTCATATTTAGTAGACCTTTTCTTGTCTATAGCCAAATCTCTCTGTTTGCTCTTTAACTTTTCAACTCGCATTTGAAGTTTAGAAACCCCCTCAGACCGCTTCCTAGTTGTCGCAC